GTTGAACCACCTGATGCTATTCTAAAAAGAGCATTAGCATTAGTAATTGTACTTGCATCTACACCATTACCGAAATTAAATCCATTACCACTAAATGCGAATATATTTACATTGCTATTAGTATTTGCAAATCCTGCTCTTGTTGTTGCAGAGCCACCATCATATAATAAGAATTGATTAACCCCTGCTCCTGTACTTGTTCCAAAACTTATTTGACTTGTTGAACCACTAATTGTTAAATTCCCCTGTACTCTCGCAGTACCATTAACATCAAGACGGAAGCCTGCATCGGTAAATGTGCCTCCTGATTGAATAAGTACATTTCCTGTTGAAAAAACACGCATACGTTCCGACCCATTCGCTTCTAAACGTACTGTTGTTCCCCCACTTACAAACACATTTCCACCGTTAATAAAACAATCTCCATTACTTTGTTGTAGAAATCCAAAATTTGTACCCGTATCATAAGAGGTATGACCAAATCTTGCATAACTACTACTCGATGACCATACACCAATTTTAGCAATTGATGAAGCAATTATTGGAGAAGTTGAATTAACAGTAGAAAATCTTAAAAATAAATTACCTGTATTTAAAATAGGTCCATTGATATAAAAGTTAGTAGTACCAAAAATTTCACCATTAAATTGAACATTAGAACCAAATCTTGCTGCTAAGTTACTAACCCCAGTAAATGCTCCGTTTGTAAAAGTGGGTGCAATATCCAATCCCACAAGAACATCGTTATTAGCAGCAGCCGATAAAGAGGGTGTTAAATTTGCTCCTCTGGCTATTGCACTTGATGCCGTTACTGAATTATTAAGTAAAAGCTGAGCGGTAGGAGAAAAGGTAAAAGTAGAACTTCCCCCAACACTACTAGAACCTGTAAAGTAGGCTACTTGTCCTGATGTGCCTGATATAGAAGAAGCAGCAGCAGCACCAATATCGGAAAGGACTTCCGCACCTGTACGGAAATTAACTACATTGCTGGCATTAAGAACTAAAAATTTATCGGTATCTACCGAAGCGTTCGTAACACTCGTTAAGGTTAAAATATTACTAAACGTCTTTGCACCGCTAATCGATTGCGTGGTTGTTAAAGTAACGTAAGCATCCCCAATATCAGTTTCAACAATATTAGCAATATCAGTAACAGTACACTTGAACGAATATCCCGAAGATGGGTCGCCAACCAACATAAGGTCGCTTAAACTCGGTACTCGGGATTGTAGTTCGTTTATTTTTTTATTCGCCATACTTTTTTATTAAATAGCAATATTAACTTGGATATGCATACGTTGTAGGGATTACACAACGATTTGCAGTATAGGGTAAATCAATCGTAATATCAGCCTTAACACCTGCCAACAAATCGGGAGTGTCTTCGGTAAAAAACGTCAATGTAGCGTTCAACCCCTCGTCGAACTCAAAATTGTTGTACCTAAGCTGCGCAATGATATCTTGGCAGATTTGTAATTGGTCGCTTAACACCTCGGTTTCGTTCGTATCTTCTGGAAGCATCCTATCAAAGAAATACAAAGAAAAGTTTAATACAACGCTCTTTTCTTGTATGTTTCCACCTGTTAAATCAAAAAACAACGATGGGTAGATATTTTCCGTACCTCTACTTAAATAATCACTTAGGTCGCCGAAGTACACGCTTTTTATCTGCTCGTGCGCATTCGCTAAGTTGGTTATTGTTGTTACTAAATTGTTTAACGTCATTTTCCTGTTTTTGTAAGAAGATTTTTAGCTTCTTTTGATTTTTAAGGGAATATGTTTTATTCGCCACAACAACGATTTATGTTACCTTGATATTTTTCTTCAAACGTCATACCCTTGCAATTATCGTCATCGCCTAACCATATTGAAGTAGTGTAGGCTTGCCTTTCGGGGATAATCGTATCGTAAGCCGTTCCGGGATTATTGTACTCGGGGAACGTGCCAAAACCGCTTCTGTCTAATAAGTATTTAACCAATCTTTGTTTATAGAACTCGGCACGCACCTTGTATCTATCGGCAACGTCGATTAACTCGGCAGCACTTGGGTTTTCTTGACCCTCGCCCGATTTTCTTATCAATCCTTTATTGTAAAACTGATAACTCAACCCCATAGGCAGTTCGCTCATTACATAATACACCAACGTAGGTGCAATGTAAACATCTAAAAGATTGCTTTCTACTTGCGTAAGGTTATTGTTTTGTATTCCATCTTGCAACCTTTCATATAAAGCCGTTCCGAGTGCTGGCAAGATATACATATCTTGTGCGGTCAAAATCTCTGGGTTTACTAACTTTTCATCAGTATTGAAATGCAAACCCGTTCTATCCTTTATGGTATCTACTGAAATAAATAATATGTTCCTGCTCATTGTTTATTTTTTAACTACTACTACTGCGTTCCAAGTGTGCCGACATTTAGGGGAGTGAATGCCTGTGTTCGGGATTGTCCACCATCCACCTGCACGGGCGAAAACATCGTACCCTAATCGAGCCGATATTTGCTGAATTTCGCCACGAGTATAAACCTTATTCATACTCATTAGCTTTTGGCAAAAAGGTCGTGAGGTCGTAATATTTCTATCGGCTGCGGTTGTTCTTAAATAATCCCACGAATATTCATAGCGAACCAAAAAGGTTCTCTTTAAAGGTTCATCTAAAATCTTATTCAAGGGTTTCAATAACTTACTAATCCTTGTTTCGGCATTATACTCCAAAATGTCTAAAGCAACCAATTTGTTAATCCTACTAATAACCTCATCTTCCTCTATCTCTAATGCCTTAGCAATATCTTCGGGCGGTATGCGCTTATTCTTGGCGATTGTATCGAGTATTTTCTTGTCAAGCGTATCATCTATCACTTCATCACGGAAAGCCAATTCTTGCGCCTCTAAATCGCCTGAGAACATCTTTTTACGAGATACCACCTTATAGCTATCGGTGCTTTCGCCAAACTGACTAAAAACATTCAAGGTTGTTTCTAAATCATCGAATCTTTGCTCGTAGCTTTCATCCCCTAACCAAGTGGTAACGGCATCATCATCTAAGCCATAGCCTTGCTTTAACATCGAAACGGCTTGCTCACGGCTTATCTTGCCTTTATTGTACTCACGGATTATACGTTGAAAGTTCTGCCATTCCCGACCTTTCATTCCTTTCAAATGCTCGTTTACCATCGCTTGCGTAGGCTCTGGAGTAACTACGTTTGTATATTGGCTTGCATCAATACCAATCTTTTCAAGTATCCACTCTTTCGGTGCGTTAGCAGCAATGATAGCTTCGCTGAACTCAAACGTAATCGGCTCAACAGGTTTAATATACAGGTCGCTCGTTACACCATTTATCTTAGCTAACTTATTAAAGATAGCCTCTAAAAATTGTTGCTTGTCGTTTACATACGTATTCTTGAACACCTCGTAGCCATCACGAATTTCGGAACGAGTACCGAGTGAACCCTCAACCAATACACCAAACAAAGATGGAGTGGTAATCTGATGCCCTGCAAAAATGTTTTGCTGAATCATCTTATCGACTTGGTTAAAATCTTCCTTAGTCAAATCGGAAGCACCCAAATCCTCAACGGCTGGCTTTTTAGCAATATCACTAACGAAAGAAAGAATAAACTTCTTACCATCCGAACCCGAAAACCTATCCGTAAATCTTCTTTCGATATTTCTCTTTTCATCGGGCGAAGGCTCGCCATTTGGTAGAGTGATTAACTTACTTGCACTAAAACCTGTTTGTGCATTACCTAAAACGTGGCGAGAAACCTCAACATCACTCTCAATGTAATTCAACGCACCCATATAAGACGGAAGTGCGTAAGTGTCTAATCCTGGGCGATATTCTTTTATGTAAAGAATTTGCTTGCCTACTTTGTTTCCTGTATTGTACGCAGCAATAACCTCGACTTCCTCTTTTCTATCTTGCCAATTACTTTTATACCAAAACTGCGTATTGTCTTTATTAGAACGAATCTTTGTATAGTCAATGTGTGATAAACTTGCAATCCTTTCGCCTACTTTACTCCAGATAACTTCTAAATAAGCACCACCGAAAAGTTCAATATCAATAGACACCTTACGGGTTAAATCGGTCAGCGTTTCGTACTTATTGGGTTTTTGAATAAAGGCTTCGGCATTCGCATCGGGTTCTTTTGTCGCCCATCCGTTGCCTGTTATGTAGTTTACCTTACCGCGAACAATTGCGTTGTGTTTTGCGCTCTTGTTGTATAAACTTAACAGGTAGTTAGGATAATCGTTACGCTCGCCAAACTCAATATATCCCTGCCCTTTCTTTTCCCGATATTCGGGTTGCTTTGCTTCTGCAAAACTTAATATTACTAAATTATCCATCATCGTACTATAAATGTATTATTTGGTTCGTAAGTCGTAAAGTTGAAAGCCGTAGCTTCATCCAATCGCATAATGCCAGTTTCTAATTTGCTGGTAGCTAACGCAGGGTTCGTGTTGCTTGTTGAGGTTTGTTCGTAAATCTCGTATTCCCATTCGCCACTATCGTACGTTTGAAAATATGTATTGGTAACTATCGAAAATTCATCGTAGCGTTCTTTGTGTGTCGAAATATTAGCCGCTTGCAATAAAACAAAACTTCTTATGATATTGCTACCCCTATGCGTAAACACGAAAAGATAATTAGGGTTCGTTAAGGTTTGCTTTTCCTTTAACGTCAATATAATAGTGTTAGTTTGCCCTTTTCTAAGATATATCATACCACTAAATAGAATTAGCGTGAGATTTTACCAAAAAAAAGCCACCCCGAAAGGGATGGCTCTAATCTACCTACCTATTACGAACTACGAAAGCAATTAGGAAACAAGACCTGCAATGATACCGCTATTCACTTCGGGGGAAAGTTCTTTCTCGCCACCTGTAAATGTAAGCGTGTAACCATTTCTGTCGCCTTGTGCAGTTCCTGTCGCAGACGTTCCGCCTGTTACATCGAGACCTGTAAATCGACCTAACAACCAATATTTGTCGTTAGCATCTTGAACGACTGCCATCAATGTATTTTTAGCCAACAACAAGATTTCGTTTCTTGTATTGGCTTGCAGTTTGTTAAGAACAATCGAAAGTTCCTGAGCGTAAAATACAGTACCATTCTCAACTGAACTTGTGATAGTTTCAGTTAAAGCACCTGTGTTTTTTACTAACTCGTATTTGTAGAATACCTTACCCGCGCCCTTGGTAATAGCTGAAACGATACCAGAAGCCTCGGTAACTGAAGCCACGTTAGCGTGAGCAATCAGCCACACGGCTTTGATACCGCCTAAACTTTCCCGACAATCGAGTGTGTATCCTTGTGTTAAAGCACAAGCCATTTGTTAATTTTTTATATTGTTATTAAAGAGTGGGTAACCCCGAAAGATTACCCACCTTATTATTACAGAGTGAACTTCACTACTTCGTCAGGGAACGCAAAGTTTACGCCCATCTTGAACTCGCTTACGAAACGAACTTGGTCAGCTTCTTTAGCGTAGAACAATTCAAATCTTTCTTCTTCGTTCAACAGGTCTGTACCGATGAACAAATTAGAAAGGCGCATAGCGTACAACTTATTAGTTCCGTTCAGTCCTTGTACGGCAACAACCTTGATAGTTGTAGCAGGCAGGATGAACTCGGTGTCAGCCTTAACATCAATTGAATAATTGAAGCTATTAGCAGCACGTAGAGCAATCAAGTAAGTACGGAAAACATCCATACCGCAGAAGATTGTCATATCTTCTTTAGAAACAACAGTAGCGGGGATAGCTTGATAAACAGCATCGAAAACGGCAATCACGTTAGTAGTAGTGATTGAAGTAGCTACTGAAGCAATGTAAGGGTTAGCGTTAGCTTGAACAGGGCCTGAAGCAGCGTTAACCAGCTTAATCAAACCATCAAACTTGTTGAGGTTTACGTTACCGCTGGTAGTATCGCCCTGCCACAAAGCAGTTTCAAGTTGTGAAGCGATTTTGTCAGCTTTACGAGTGGTGTAATCTTCGGCGAATACGATGCTATCGTAACGGCTTCCCGCAGGGAGTGCCTTTTGAAGATACTTTGCTTCCAAATCTTTGGGGCAAAGGCTCTCGTTAATCTTAATCTTACCTACGGTTACAGTACGCTGAGTGAAAGTAGTTGTACCTGAAGCGTTGAAGCCGCAAGATGAACCACTTTGAAAAATAGCGTCAGTGTCCATAATATTAATGGTTTCGGCTGATTTTACGCCTACCATTACGTTACCTTGGTCTTTAATCAAACCAGCGGTTTTGCTTCCAAGAACGGAAGAAGATACCAACAGAGCTTCATTCTCTTTGGTATAGTTAGCTAATGCATCTACATTAAAAGCCATTGTTATTTAATTTTAATTGTTTGAAAAATTATTTCTTTGCGTACAAATTGAGAAAACGTGATACTTTATCGTTCTTGCTTTCGAAGTGCTTTTCAAAAACTTCTTTAGGTTGTGTAGGCTCGGCTGACGGAGTTTTAGTCAGTTCGATAACTACATCGGTCAGTTCTTGAATAGCTTGTGAAAACTTAGCAGATTGCTCAGCCATCATAGTTTTTTCATCTTCTTTTTTCTTTCCGTACTCGGCAAGTTGTGCTTCCATTTCGGATACTTTCTTTTTTAAAAGTTCAACTTCGCTTACGGGTTCTTCAACAGGAACTTCGGGGCTTTCAATTTCAACGATTGTTGAAGCTTCATCAAGGGTAATCATAGTACCATCGGCAAGTTTATGCTCGCCAGCGGGGGCGGGCATTTCGTTACCAGCTTCGTCAACAATAGAAACCTTACCACCAAGTTCAAGTTTGTCAATCATTACTTTTGCTCCACCCTCGAGTACATACTCGGCAAGAGCAACGGCAACAGGTGCTTGCGCTTCCGCAAACATTGCCTTGATTTTCAAAAGTGCTTCTTGTGCAGTCATAAAATTTATTGATAAATAGTTACACACATCGTTGATTACCATATAGACAAAAAAAGGGAGTGTAGAAACACCCCCTTGTATTAAAACCAAACTATGAAAACCTATTCTACTTGCTTTAAGATATCAATGATTTCATCCATCATTTTTTCTTCCTTACTGATTGGTTTTGAATAATTAAAAATACCCTCAACGCTAAACCCCTTTACTTTTCCATCTTTAATCATATTCCAAACTTCTTCATTCTCAACCTTAAACGAGCCAAACCAAGAACCCTCTTTCACGTCTTCAAAGCCTTTCATCGGCTTGACACCGCGCTTTTCATCTACTATCCAGCTTTCAAACATCGTAACACCATCCATCACTTGCCCGCTATCGTGCATCAAATTTACGTTATTTTGATAACCTTTCTTGAAATATTTTTGCGCAATCTTTTTTATTGTGTCTTTCCCAAACACAACGTAATACTCGCCATTGCCATCGTTTCGATAAATAGGCGTGTCGGCAAGCATTAAAGCACCTGTAATAATCCTTTCTTCTTCGTCTTGAATAGAGAAACTCTGCTTATCAATTTGTCTTAGCTTGCTTTCTGCCCAACTTAGCGCACTTGCACCGCCCCAAGCATCGTACATCAATTGCCCGCAGCCATCGCCATACCCTTTAGAGGTTTCCGCGTTTTCTTTATGTCTGCTTAGAAAAGAGTACATTCTGCGTATGGTTTCAACGCTGATAGGCTCGCCTTTCGCTAATTGATTGGCTCTTTGCTTACCTACTGGAGTGCCACAAGAACCCCATCCGTTTTCTTCTGCCCAATCCAATGCGTTTTGAGCATTGTTCTTTACGGCATCGGGGTAATCGGAGTAGCTATCTTGAAACGCTAAAAAGGCTTTTTCAATAGCGGGTCTGTCAACCAAGGCAACGAAATCTACTTCCACGTTGCTTTCTAAATCTTCAACTATGTCTAAACGATATATCGGTAATTCTTTTTCCATAATCTTAAATAGCTTTTTATCCTAATCTTGCCGCTCTGTTAATTCTACGTATTCTTTCTTGGTTATTAGTTACATCACTTTCAATCACATAGGCTCTATTTGTTGCGTTGCCTAATTGTTGAATAGTTCCTGTATCTAATTGTGTTCTTGTGTTTACCAAAGGCGGTTCGGGCGATATTGGCGCACCAGCAGAACCACGCGGTAACGCAGAAGCACCACCAACGCTTTGACCCGAACCTTTAATTTGTTGAATACCTTTTGTAGCGGCTGCAATACTTGACGCAATTGAAATAGCGGCAGAAGCAGTATTGATACCAACAAATGGTTGACCAGCAGTTAAAGGAGTAGCTGCTACTGCTTTTGCGTTAGCTACTGCGGTATTTGATATTATACGAGCGACTGAACTGGCTTGCTCTGCGACTATCGCGGCAATCTGTAATGCTTTATTTTGACCAGCTACGTTACGCAATAAACCAGCTAAATTACTTGATAAATCAATATAACTGTTTTGTATATCTAATCTTCTTTGTGCTGCTTCTTCTTCGTTGCGTATTATTTCAGCATTTGCATTTTGCGTATTTTGTATTTGAAATTGTAATGCTTCTAAATTATTTTGAATGCGTTGGTTGAGAAGGTCTTTTTCTTTTTCAACTCTTTCTTTTTCTTTTTCGGCTTGTATCTTTTTTCTTTCTTCATCTTTTTTATCTAAGATATCAAGTATTTTATCTGCTGCATCAATTCGTTCCTTTAATCTTTCAATTCTACGTGCTTCAATTGCATCTTCTAACGCTGCATCTTCTTGTTGTTTTTTTAACGCTTCGTCCGCAGCTTTTTTTCTTGCTTCTTCTGCTTTTTTAGCTTGTTCTTCGGCTAACTTGTCTTTCCTTTTTTGTTCTTGAATATCTAAAACTTCTAATTGCGAAGCCAGCTTAATTCGTTGCTTTACTTCTTCATCATTAAGTTCCTCGCCACGCTTTAACTTTTCAGTAGTTAATCTAAGTTCATTTTGTATTCGTTCAACGCGTTTAGCATAAATTTCATCTTCTTTACCGCCTAACGCTTCGAGTTTTGATATTTGAACATCAATAACATCGTTTTGGTTTTCTATTTCCTTTGCTAATGCTTTTTGTGCGTCGGCAGCCGCCTTGCTACTTTCATTCCATTCAATAATCTTGTTAATCAATAAGCCAATACCAACAACAAGCGCACCAATACCTGTTGTAATGATAGCCGCGCGCAACGCCTTAAACGCAACACTCGTAGTTGTTACCGCAATACCAAAAGCACGTTGAATGGCAGCAGCAGCGATTGTAGCTGCGTTATATGCCTTTTGAAAGATATTTACATTCCTAATTACCGCGCCAAGTTGTTTGAAGCTATCAATACTTTCGCCAATTGTTTGTAAACCTTGCGAAATAGCCATTGCAGATTGAACCTTTAACAAGGTCTTTTCCACTTTGTCGCTTTCTACACCTACCAATCCCAACGCACCTTGCACGGCAGCAAAACCACCAGCAACACCCGCAAGCGTTGAGGTAAAGGCTCTAAATTTAGCATCTGGGTTAAATGCATCGGTCAAACTCTTAGCATCCCCGATAGCATCTTTTAATTCAGCGGCTTTCTTTGCTGCTTCTACGGCTTGTTGTGAAGTTGCGCCAAACTTTGCAGAAAGTTCCGTTACTTCTTTTTGCGCATCCCTTAATTGTTGTTTAAGAGAGCCTACGGATTGCGTCGCTTGACCGCCATCAATTTGTATCTTAATTCCTACTGTTTCTTGTGCCATTATGCGTATGTTAATTCAATTACTTTTAAAAATTCGCATTTCGTAGAGGTAGGCACGGATGGATTGTAGTCAATCACTTTATTTAATCGCCAAAGCGAACCATCAATATAAATATGTTTAGAGAAATCTAAAGAATAAATATCCGATAACTTCAAATAAACATAACACGTTAATAGTTTACTATTCTTGTCGGTTATTTCGGCTACGTATGAACTCCAAAATGCGTTATACATATTTGCCGTTGGGTACTGATTAGTAAGCGTATAATAAAGTTCTTTCGGTACACCGAAGTTCAAATCGCTAGTCGGGGTTACAGGATTATCTAAGTGACCGCCCCAACCGTATGTTGTAAGTGCAGAGCCAACATTACCACCCCCGTTTCTAATATGCCAACTTGTAACACCTGTTATTTTACGCACTTGAAAAATACGAATGTTACTTTCCATTGTATCTTCCGATTGAGTGTTTTGTGTGTTGGTTAATTTAAAGATGGTTGAAAATCTTTTATCTTCCCCAACATAACTTACGATTGGCGTAGGACTAAAAATAACTTCTGCCGTTTGCTTATCAGTTGCAAACTCAAAGCCTGTGTCCTCAATATAATCTCCGTATGTTTGGTTGTATCGCTTTGTATAATCTTCGTTATAAAAGTCGTTATCGGGTTTATATTTGTATTCAAAATATCTTCCGTTCAATTCGCCCATCGGTGTCAACTTAATTGCCTTTGCTCGGTCAATCTTTAACGACCAATCTAAGTTTTGACCAGCTTCGTCATCTAATAATAAGAAGTTTTGATTGTCAATTAGTAGTTCTTCTTCAAGGTCATTTAGTTGTAAAAAGTGAAAAGGTGTTTGGTAGAAATCTACAAACGGCTCAATCTTTAAATGTTTTTCGTTTATACTATCTTCGATAATATAAAGGTTCATCATTTTAATTATAGAAGCCACAAAATCTTTTTGAAATATACCTTGCGGAATAGTATCATTAATCGCAATAATTTCATTAAAACCAAGGTTAACATATTGCGGTGTTGCCGACGTAAAATTTATAGCACCGATAAATATTTCATAATCGGTGTCGGTTGTTACCTCTACTCGTAAAGTGTCATTAAGCGCAAAAGTAACATTTGGTATTGCTACTCCAAAGTTAAATTCACTATTAGCAACCGCGTCGCCTACGTAGTTGTAAAGTACATCGGAATTTTTAATAACCGCAATTGAAAATATTGTTCCTGACGTTAATATTTCCCCGAAAATAGAAAAGTTAATTATGCCTGTAAAGTTGGTAGGCGCATTGTAAGTGAATATTTTTGTAATTGTGCTATACGTGAAATTCCCCAACACTTCGGGCGTAAAACCTAAGGTATCCGTTCCGCTATATGTTGTTACGTTCGCAGCCGCTTTGAGTGCTAACGATGAATACTTTTTTAATACCTTTTGGTTATTGGGAATAACTAATCGTTTGAAAAAAGCAGTATTGAAGAAATTACTTTCCCACGTGTAGCCAGCGTTCGTAATGATTTTATCCATATACTCACGAACAAACAAAGCAGGGCGAAAGGCAGTAAAATTCCAATTCTTTTTATTAGAATGCGATACTTGCCCGTAATCGACTAATGGATAAAAATAACCCATACCGCTTGCCGTAGTTCCCGATGCTTGCTGCCACGAATTGACAATGTTATTGTAACTCCAAGCGTGGTCGTATTGCGAAAAATCTAAATTTTCAAGCTTCTTAATTCCTAATGCATTGACAAAGCCACCTAATTCGCCAAATACAACACATTCGTATTCTATTGTACCGCGGTCGATTGTTATTTCTAATAAACGGATAATACCTTTGAAGATTTGTATTTTATCTACATAAATAACACACTTTGCTGATTTGAATGCGTTAAAGTTGTAACCCACATTATCTTCGAGAGGGTTATAGAAATTGGCGTTGTTAAAGTCGAATATGTGACCGAATAGTTTGTTGTTGACTGCATTTCCGGGCAGAATAATTGTTTTTGAAAAATTAGTATTGCGCGAAGCAAAATCAGTAACATCATCTATTGCATACGTGAACTCGGAAGATAAATCTTCGCTTAAATCTAACCTATTATCTTCTATAAAAATTTCGGTATTTATCATCGATATTGTGAATTGATTTGATAAGCAACGTCGATATCTAATTCTAAATTAAAGGTCTTATCCGCAAAGCGTTTCTTTTCTTGCCAGCTTGTTGTTGAAATATTAACAGGCACGTATTGGCTACCTCTTTGCAAATAAACTTCGGGCGAAGCAATTAACTCTTTTAGCCAGTTGTAATCTGTAAAGTTTACCCAATCGCTGATTAACTTATAGGTTAACTTTTGTTTTGTTGTGAAAGGAATAGAACCACCATATAAACGCCCATACGCATCGACCATATCCATTGCCGTTGTTGCGCTTTCGTATTCGTATTGTAAACGCTCGAAAGATTGACGCTCTATGCTTCGGCTTTGCCTATTCACTAATGTAAAATGAAATGTTTCATACCCGCCTACTGAATTAAGAAAATGCAAAGGAATAACATCGTATTGCGTACACGAAAGGTTGACACGGATAACGTCGGTTTGCACACCTGCAATCTTTACTTTTACATCATAGTAAGTCGTGGCTTCGCCTATAACTTCAGCACCCAAATAATTATTTATCGCTAAAGGCGAAATATCAATTAACGCATAATCTTTCCACGATTGTGTTGCGCCCGTATAGTTTGTCGAAGTTGCACCATTTACGCGTGTGATATCTAAGGAAATATTCTTGCTTGTGTTTTCTGTATCACTCAAAAATGAGGTGTAAAGTTTTCCTGTACCTAAAAGGCTTTTAGGAAACTGAACTTGCGTTTTATCTCTATTGGTTAAATAAAAACCAGCGTAAGCCGTATCGTATTTTGTAGGGGTTAAAAAAGCATCCGACGTTGGGTTGTATAAATAATCTTGCACATAGTTGTAAGCGGTTGCGGATTGCGTTTGTAGATTAGTGTAGGTTGTGCCATTATATTCTTCGCCAAACTTAACTTGATAGGAAACGTAAATATCCGAACCCGTATAAGCAAAGGCGGTTGAACCTGTTGGCTTGAAATAAGAGTTCCAATAATCACGCACAATCGGTGCTACATTAAATATTCCTTTTTCGCTTGCTGGTTGTGGGAATGACTTTAATCTTGCTACCAAATTACTATTCACGTAAATATCGCATACGTATTTGAAATTCGTTTGTGCCGTGTTTGTTGAAGTCACTACAAAGTATAACGCCCCGTGAAGCGAACTATACGATACGGGTGTACTATTGATTGTTATTGCCATTTTGTCTAATTAAAATCTTTATATCTTGTCCTGCTATTTTACTTACTGCGGTTGCAAAGTAAACACCGAAAATATTATCTACCGCGTTATCGAAGAATCCTGTTTTTCTCAATCCTTTCTTTTTGATTCCCACCGCTACTGCGTATGCCAAACTCTTTTGGTTCGTTGCTGCACTTGCCATCTTAGATAGCGATTGCCTCTTTGATTGACGCTTGGTGATTGCTACATCGCTCTGAACATTGTTTCTTTTAATCCATGACAAGATGTTGTCTTGGAACTTTCTGCTTACGCCTAAGTTTTCGAATGAGTATGGCGAATTAGGTGTTTGCGACTTAACGCCACGAACTCCTTTGTTTACGAAGTCGTAGTATTTAGCCGCTGCCGAGTTTGCGGGATATCCCAATGAGATAGAATATGTGCCACCCTGCTTTGTTAATTCCCCTTGGCTAATATCGTCACTCAAAGCACCTGTATCGCTGATTCCTAATACCTCGATGTTTTGTTTTACCCTTTCGATAAAGTTGGCAGCCGAACGAATAAGCAATTGCTCCGTTAAAGTTAGTTTGGATAAATCTTCCCTTTGCGCCCCTAATCTATTGAGCAAGCCTTCGTCTAAAAGTTCAGCTTGTAATTGTTTAATACTTTTTGCCATAGGCTTTTCTTAGTTGTTCGGCTTCGTATTCGCCTTTCGCTTTAAGGTAAGCAAGGTCATTAAGGTATTGAAGTGCAGGGATTTCATATGCTTGTTCCAGCGTGACCTTTTCGAATGCAGCAACCAACTCGGTTTGGTATATCCATCCATAGTATCGCATAAAGTTTGATACACTACTTCTGCCTGATAACGTGTCATCTTCTTCGCCATTTCCGCTATCAAATAATCCCGCGAACTCTTTATCCAATTTTTGTATACTTGATAAAAAAAAACCACGCTTCCCAAAATAGCGGTTATTGGTGCTTCAAGCATATCTTGCGCGTATTGCTCGTGCTTGCTTGCGTCGTACTTGTCTAATTTCCATCCCCACAATGTTTTCTTCATCGGCATAACCATACACGCTGCAATCTTGTGTAGGTTGCCGTTTACGTCTTGCCCGAAGTGCTTTGTTTCGATATAACGCGCTGCCGGTATCTTTCGCACGTCATATATGCATTGATACTTCTTGCCGTTTATCTTTATGTACTTTTGTGGCTCGGGTTTAATTTCATCGTGGATAAAACTAATCGACTTTAACAAAGGGTTCAAATCTTCAATCGGTAAGCTATCGATTTCATTTTCAGTCATACGCGTACAAATCGCGGCTGATTGAATTGCGATATCTAATTCGTTTAACTCTTTTGTTTTTAAGAACAAATCGTTAAGTTGCTGCCATTGAAATACGGATATGTCTTTCCACGTCATACCTATAAATAGATTTTGTTTTGAAATTGTCTTTGAATTGTGTGAAAAGGAAATAAGTCAAAATATCCCCTTTTTGAGTTGTAAAGGGTTACTTGACTACTTAGGCAAAAGAGTATTTGCCTTGCCCTGTATTTCGAATGTAATGTTGCCACGCTAACGCTAACGCCATCACGCAGTCGTCGTGAAACCCTTGCGGTGCTGAATACTTAACCCCAGTTGCGGTGTACTGATATTCAAATATTTCAAGTTCTTCCGTTATATGCCCTTGCGGAAAGGTTATCTTTCTTTGTTGAATAGCCGATGCCAAACCCTCCATCAATTGTTGCTTTGAGGTCGAAGTGAACTTGAACCCTGTTACAGGTAAACCATCACGTTGCAAATCTTCGAAGATAGGGTCGCCCGCTCCTGTACTATCAATCAGCGTCGGTACTTTGGGTAGCTGGTTTATGACTTGCTTGGTTTGTCGCCAATCCTTTTGGAAACGCTCAAAATGACACACCGAGCCGTTCCTATCCAACCCGATAATCACGGTATAGTCAACCGACTTCGCTAAATCTATACCAAACGCAATAGGAGCTTCATTAGTCGCCTCAAATGTGCATTGCTTGATATAAGTACTTCCGAAAGGATTAGCCGCATTTTCGGCAGGATTAGCCATATACTCTTGCTCGAATACAACCTCGGGTAGTTGGGTTCGGGCATCGTCAATCTCGTTCTTATCCAAATGCGGGTTATCGTACGTTGTGAACTTGAACCCTTGCCAATCGGGTTCGCCGTTCTTTAAGAATAAAGAATAAAAGAAGTTCTTGCCCTTGGGTGTTGAAATGAATAGCGCGCGCCCTTTGTAATCAGTTAAGGTAGGTCGAATAGAATTTAACCATCCGTTTTCTAAGTCGGGTATAAAGGACGCTTCATCAATCACTCCGAAGTGAAACTTCCTACCACGTAAATTGTCTAAGCGTTCGCCTGTAAAAAAGTAAACCGCACCGCCATTCGGGAACTTGATTGATAACTCCGATTTGTTGGCTTCGAAAGGAACGGCTTTCGCTAATTGGTCAAAAAATACCCGCGCCAAATTATAGGTAGGTGTAACGTAGAATACTTGTTGCCCTTGTAAAGCGTTGATAATGATTTCTATTTGTGAAAGTTCACTCTTTCCCCATCTTCTCCCAGCCATTATGACGCGAAATCTCGCCTTAGATTGTAATACTATTTCTTGGTTAGTATGTGGTTGAGGCAATTCTATTCTCATTTCTTGTGGTTTAGATACACCCCCTCTATATCCGTACAAGTAGGGTAATTCAAATTTACCAAACTTGTATCGAAGTATAGAGATGTATTTTTTTTGCTCAAGGCATCTCTATCACTCAGTACCCATCCTTTCCTCTGCATCCGGGCGCAGGTTTTCTCGGCTTTATATGAAACTTGTACGTCGAGAGTTGTTAGGGGGAAAACATCGCTCTCACTTTTGCCTACGTATTGAATGAACTGAAAGGTTATTATTCTTTTCTCCTTGTAAGAAAATAGGGTAACACCTTGGGAAAAACCTATGCACATAAATAGCGGATTGTCAATCTATGTACCATATAAAAATTGGTTTGCCTCTTTTTAGGATAGACGTAGGGCATCCTTTGTTCGCTGGTCAAGGTCAGCAGAGGCGAGTACCACTCCGAACAAACATCATAATATCGTTTTGCCATTTACAAATACCACCTCAATCCTTGAATCGGTGCTAACTTGTTGCGTTTCTTTTGGCTTTCCATACACGCGGGTAAGTAATGTTTCTACCGAATACAAGCTACCTTTCTCTAAACTCTTACGCATTGCGTTGGCGATTGTCTTTTCTAAGATTGTAGCCTTAGGATTATCCCAAACCTCTTTCAATTCATCCACACCCATTTGCAGCATAACTTGAATAGTATCGTTTATCTCACTTAGCTTGTACCCTTGCTCTCTAAGTAGCGTTACGTACTTCTTAGGTCTGCCGTTAGGGTTTCTTACTTCGCCCTTT